CGAGCATCCGCTTGTTCAGGATCTACCACAGGAGTATTCCATGAGGACTCGGCAAAGAGGTTTAGCAAGCTACGGCTTTGTTCGGTATCAGCATACCAATCCTAACGGATCGGTTGATCCCGTCCAGAACGTTGATTTGTCACCCTCCGTGTCGCAGTCAAATCGTGAGATTTGCGTAGACACTGTAACCAAAGACTTCCGTCGCTTGGTTTCAGAAGGTCACGTATTCATGGGCCCGATGACCCTGACACGTGAAGACATCCTCACGGATGTTCAATCGTGGACGGTAGGACCGCACCTCACCTGGGGTGTGCGTTCTCATACGGGTACGCCATTGGCGAGGTGGGTTGAGTTAATCAACTCCACACCGCCGGCGTGGTACACGCAACGCATTGCGGACGCGAAAGCTCGAACTCTTCTGATGGCACACTCGCGTGTGGCGTCTGAGGAATTTCTTGCTCTAGTGACCGTTAAGGAAGCCGGTAAAACGGCGACCATGCTTGCGAAACCCTTTGGTGAAGCCTTGAAGTTGATCGACAAGGTTTTCACCCGTAAGCTGTTCTACATCCAGCGAGATGGTCGCGATGCACTGAAGGCGTTCGCAAGTGCCTGGTCTGAATACAGGTTTGGCTGGAAGCCGATCCTATACGAGATCGAAGGCATTTGGAGCGCATACGTGCAAAGCACCACAGCGCAGTTGAAGACAGTGAGAAAGGTAGCCAGGGCTAGTGACAGCTCGATTGTCTGGAAAGACAAGAAAGCCTACACTGGTGGGGCGACATTTGCATCGCAAATATCGCTATCCGGTGATCTCGAACGAAGTGCCAAAGTTGCTTCGGGGGTTCTTTACGAACTCACGGACGACTCACTGGCAGATGCTACGGCAAGGCGAATGGGTTTACGCCTGTCCGACGTGCCTAGCACGCTTTGGGAGATTACTCCTTACTCTTTCGTGGTGGATCGCTTCATAGATATCGGGGTGTGGCTTCAGGCCATAACCCCGAAACCCGGCGTGAAGGTTCTTGGCACCTGGACCACGACAACGGAGTCGACAACGAACAAGTACACTGTACTTGATGCGTATACGACTGTGGTGTCTGGGACAACCGCCAATTACCCTCATCACAAGGGCGCCATGCTCTCGGCGAAGGTCAAGAGCGCAACGCGTGAAGCGAACCCTGCGATTCCAACCCTCCCCACGGTTAACTACCGTGATCTCAACCTCGTTCAACAGATCGATCATGCTGCGTTGATCTTGCAGCGTCTTCTCAATCTGAAGAAACGAACCTGAAAAGGAAGATATGGGCCTGAAAAACATGTCCATCAACATCGGTGGTACGCTTGCGAACACCGGTGGCACTGCCAAAGTCTTTGCGGACGATGGTGTGACCGTTCCCAACGGCGTGCATGTCTCTGTCCCGGGGACTGCGGACTTTCGCGTGCGTGAGCATGCGACTTTCCGCTACACCCCGCCGTCGCTTCAAAGCGACGGCACGTACTCTCGTCAGCAAAACAACGTTTCGCTGACGGTGCCGAAGCTCTTGAGCTCTGGCAAGTACGTGAACAACACCATTCGGATTGCTTTCGACGTCCATCCGGAGTCGACGGCAACCGAGGCGTTGGACCTTCGGAAGCTTGCAGCTCAAACGCTGTTTGATTCCGATACGGACAACTTCTGGACCGCTGGTTCGCTCACCTGAGCTTACCGACGTGGACTGGCTAAATCATTTCTTGAGTTCGCTGGGTCGTGGATTTCATTTGGTCGTCAAGATCATTTGTTTCTACTGCTCCAGTGATCACAAGGATGACGCGCCGGTACTTCCCAAAAGGAAGGCCCGAAGCACGACATCACGAGGGGTTAAGCGAAGAAGCTAGCCCCTCATAACCTACTGGAAACTAAGGTTATGAAACACACCCTCAGCTGCTCAGGAATGAGCAGCTACGACGATCTCGCTTGGAAACTCGCGGATTGTCTAGTCGAAGACTTTAAACCTTTTCTGGACACTGTCTTTTACAACACTGTTAAGGATGCATGCATCCGTCGTAGTGTGAAGGACTTTCGTTCAGCTAGTGGCGGTAAGTTTGATGAACTTGAACCCTACCAAGTGAAGACTACTTATCAGATCTTAGATCTGTTTAAGAAGTTCTCATTCTCTCAAGACCTCTATACGGCAAAAGAGCTTGAAGAAATATCCACGAAGAAATTCATGGAGAATCAATCTCGCTTACTTTCCTTTACCATTGAACGTGATGAAGCGATCAGCGACATCATTTTCAGGGCAAGGGGCCATATAGACCAGATACTCGGAGATTTCTCCGCTCTGGAAATCTGTGAGAGAGCCACGTTTGGCAAGAAGTCATCCGTAGGGATTCCGATGCGCAAAGCCTGTGAAGGCGAGCGCTTCGAGGCCCCAATAACGGGTTCGTCTGCTCATATCGAGTGGTTCACCAGATACTACGGTGTCTGGAATCGACCCGCGTACTTGTACGCTCAGTCGAGGGCAGAGCTTTTAGGTAAGCCACCCTTCCTCGAAGTTGACAGACTCGACGCTTCTCTTGTTCCCAAGACCTGGAAGTCTCTTCGAATGATCATGCCGAACGCCACTCTTGGTACTCTGTACTCGAGTGGTCTAGGGATGACAATCGAAGATCGTCTCAGACACGCCAACTATGACATCAGGTACCTTCAACAAGTACATGGTGAATTAGCGCGGTTTGGGTCGCTCACGGGTTCAATCGTGACGGCTGATCAATCACTGGCTAGTGATAATATCACGGTCAATTTGATCGACGAACTCTTCTCGTACCGCTGGGCGCAAGCCCTTAAGTTCGGGAGGATTGGTGAGATCACCCTGGGAGAACAAAGCGTTTCGACGCCAACATTCTCTACGATGGGTATTGGTTTTACCTTCCCACTCCAGACTCTTGTGTTTCTCGGTTTACTCTTAGCGATACGAGATCGCCTTGGGCTTGACGAGTCCACGGTGGTTTCTGTCTTCGGTGATGATCTGATCTATGACGAAAAGATGCACGACTTAGTTGTGTCTTCCTTTCCGAAGTTAGGTCTGGTCCTTAACATCGATAAGACGTTCGCGACCGGGTATTTCCGAGAATCCTGCGGATTTGACTATTTCCGCGGATTGAACGTTCGTCCTTTCCACCTGGGAAGGGCGACTGGACCGTTCGTCGGAAGACGAAAGCTTGAAGCCTTCTTATACAAAACCATCAATGGATTACTCCTGAGATGGTCTGCGTATGAGATTCCCTCAACGTTCGAAATGCTACTCGGAGCAATCCGAGATCTCAGAAAGGATGAGGTTCTCCTCGTCCCGCCTGATTTTCCTAGCACTTCTGGCGTCAGAGCCGACCCCGAGCTAGCGTACTTGTTGGGCATTCAGAGAAAGATCAAGAAAAACCGCAATGGAAGCTATTCCTTCGCCTACCTGGGCTTCGTGCCTGAGTTGCGTGAGGAAAAGCGACATGCGGCCTATCTTTTTAAGACTCTGAGGACCCCGTCAGGTGTGTTAGTTCCTCCTACTGGTGAAAGGTCTGGTGTTCTTCTGGAAGAGCGTCCCAAGGTTTTTACATGGGACGACGCCCCAGAAGGAGGTACGATCCGGTCAGAAATCACCGGAAAGCGGCTTCGTCGCAAAGCTGCCTTCATTCCCGAACAAGGGGATGTTGGTAGGTTCCGCGAGAAGACGGGGATCAGAGTAATCTGGACCCCG